AGAAATAGTCACAGTTCTTACTCGTCTAGGTGAATTTAGTCGCTGCTTCGTTCTTGCCGATCCTATGCAAACAGATTTGCCGCCAAATAAAGCTGGCGGCTTTGAAGATCTATTTAATTTATTCTCTGATGAGGAGAGTAAAGCTATGGGAATATACACATTCACATTTGATGAAGAAGATATTGTTCGGTCAAAAATTGTGCGCTTCATCGTTAATAAACTAAAATCTTCAAAATAAATGTAATATAATAATATATGAAGATATACTGTCAAAAATGTGGGTCGCCACACGAATCAGCGAATAAACCAAACTTCTGTTTTAATTGCGGCAACCCTTTTAATACAAAAGTGGCGGCGGCTTCTAGGAGCGCAGTCTCCGCGCCAGTTCAAAAGGCGCGACCACAATATCGCGCCCCGATTGTAGAAGATGATTATGACGAAGATGAGGATGGCGCACCAATTGACACAGATTTAGCATTCAGTGCTTCTAAGTTAGACGTTGAAATTGAAAAAGATCATGGCTCCAAAATAAAAATAGAAAATGTAATTGGATCTTCTACAGGTGGAGAGACATTCCAAAGAAATAATGAAGGCGGCGGATATTCTATGGATGACTTTAGAAGAGAAGCAGGTTCGATTAAAAACCAATAATGAAAAAGAAAAAGTCATCACCTTCTTTTGAAGAATCGATAAGTATTATTGATAACGAAATCAGTAAAAGAAGGAATAAATGGAATCTATCAAGTTTGACTTGGATAGATTTTGATGACGTTTCGCAGATCATTCGTATTCATATATATAAAAAGTGGCATCTTTATAATCCAAAGAAGCCATTGGCTCCTTGGGTAAATAGAATAATATCTAATCAGATAAAGAATTTAATCCGCAATAATTATCTGAATTTTATTAAACCTTGCGCCCAATGTCCTGAAGCTGAACCTGATGAAGGATGCAAGAAGTTCGGCAAACAATGTTCAAATTGTCCATTATTTAAAGAATGGGAAAAAAATAAAAAGCATGCATATAATTTAAATATGCCAGTGTCTTTTGAATCTTTAGAAAATTGCGTAGATACAAGTTATAGCGATTCGATAGATATTGATAAATTTAAATTTAATTTAGATGAGAAGATGAAGAAGATTTTGAAGCCGTTAGAGTGGAAATTGTACGAAATGTTGTATATAAAGAAAATGACAGAGAAGCAAGCGGCGAAAAAGATGGGTTATAGAAGCACAGAAGAAAATAGAAATCCTGGATATAAGCAGATAAAGAATATGCAAAAAGCTATTATTAAAAAGATTAAAGTTAATATCCAGAATGGCGGAATCGACGTTTACTAATATGTTAACAGAAGAACAACAAAATAAAATAGTTAACGAATGGAACAACCGTCCAGATGATCCTCCATCTTTGATTGAATTAATTAGATTAGTATATCCAGATCAACCTGACTTAGATGGTCGTTGTAAAGAAGGTAAATATGTTCAAGCATTTCTAGCAAAAAGAAGTTTAAAAGCTAGAGGAACTCATGAATATAAAATAAAAAAAGCGCCAGATTTAACAGACGAAAATAAGCAATTCATTTTAAATAACGCCAAAACAATGAAGGCGTTAGAAATTACAAGAATCATATTTGATAATCCTACTTTATCAAATTTGAATAATGAGACAAGAATAGTCGCGAAGTTTATTTCTGAAAACATTCTTCCAGAAGATATTTACAAAGAGCAAGAAGAAATCGCGCAAGAAGATTATGTATCTCCACGCTCTTTAGATAAAGCGATAAATAAGGTTAATAAATATGTATATGATTTAAATTTAAAGCGCGAAACTTTAAATTCTAGACATAAAAAAGATTTAGAATGTTTATTAAAGTATATTAATACTTATAGATTCGTGCATCAAATTAATTCTTATGACAGCAATGTTGATAGAGATCTTTTTGAAAGCTCTTTTGTTCGTTATACATACGACAAAAACGATCTTACAGAAGAAGAAGTAGATCAATACATTATATTGTCTTCTGAAGTTGTTATAGCTTCTAGCATTCAAAGAAGAGTAGAGAAGTTGCAGAGATTATTAGAAGGTGCGGCGGATAATGACGCTAGAATTTCTATGGGTCTTGTAGAGTCTATAAATACCGCTCAACAAGAATATAATCAGTGCGTCAGTCGCCAACAAAAACTTGTTAATGATCTAAAAACAAAGCGTTCTGATAGATTAGGAAATCAAATCAAGCAAAATGCTAGTATTGTTAATTTGATTCAAGCTTGGAAAGAAGAAGAGTCTAGAATAAAGATGATTAAATTAGCTGAGATGAGAAAGAAGAGTCTAGACGAAGAAATTACCAAGTTGGAAGGCATGGATGAATTAAAATGCCGCATATTGGGTATTTCTAAACAGGAGATATTAAATGGTTAATTGTAAATTCTGCAACAAAGATTTTGACACAGATAAAAGTTTACACGCGCATTTAAAGTCTCATAAAATATCTGTTTCTGATTATTATCATCACTATTATCCTCGTAAGGATTTATTAACTGGTGAGATTATTGATTTTAAAAATAAAGAGCAGTATTTTGATTCTGATTTTAATTCCAAAGTTAACTTTAAAAAGTGGGCTAAAACTTCTGATCCAAAAATCGTAGGAGATTATTGTAAAGATTTATTGCAGAAAAGAAAAGAGCGAAAAAAGTCTATATATCCATACTCTCAAGTTGAGTTAAAGTCTTCTGGAATTCCTAGTATAAATTTTCTAGAGACTGTTATTGGTGATTATTATGACTATTGCGACAATAATGGATTTGAAAAGAAGTTTTCTAATCCAAAAAATTTAAAGTTAATTGATTCTGTCGCTGATAACTATTGTATTTATGTAGATACAAGAGAGCAAAAACCATTGGAGTTTTCTAGACTAACTCAAGTTAAAAAATTAGACTTTGGCGATTATCGTTTTGAAAATCTAGATGTTTCTGGAAACACTTTCGTCGAAAGAAAGTCGCTCAAAGATTTTATTGGAACTTTAGCCGCAGGATACGACAGATTTTGCAGAGAGATAGAAAGAGCCGCAGAGAACAATAGTTGTATCGTTGTAGTAGTTGAGAATGATTTAGCAACGTGTTTAAGATTTAACTATCTTCCATATATTGCTAGAAATACAAAAGTCAATCCAGATTTTATATTTCATAAAGTTCGCTCTTTGATAACTATGTATAAAAACGTGCAGTTTTTATTTGTAGATGGAAGAGATGAATGCGCTAGAGTAATAGAAAAAATATTTATTAATAAAGATGTATCATTGAATTATGATCTTCAATTATTATATGATACAGAAGTGTTATGATTTATTGTCCAGATAAATACAAAGGAAATTTTCCTGATTTAAATGAAGAATATAAGCTTCTTAAAGGTGAACTAGACGATAAAGAAGCTCGCGTTACTTTAGCTAGATTTTTAAGAAATAATATTGGTTTCACGACTGAATTATTATCTGGAATTAAACTTGCGCCATTCCAAGAGATGATTCTCAAAGGAATGATGAATCGTAATTTTTGTATGAATGTTCTTGGTCGTGGTTGCGGTAAAACATTCCTTGGTGGTGTGTTTTGTTTTTTGCAATGTGTATTTGAACCTAATACTAAAATTCTAATTGCGGGACCAACTTTTAGAACTGCGCGTTTTATTTTTAATTATTTAGAGAAGATCGTTGATTCAAAAGGCGGCGAACTTCTTCAACAAGCTTTCGGCGTGAAAGCTAAACGAAACGATCAATATGAATGGCAAATTAATGGAGGTTCCATTACAGCTATTCCTCTCAACGGAGAAAAGATTCGTGGTTTTCGCGCCAACATTCTATTACTAGACGAATATCTTCTATTACCAGAAGATATAATTAAAACAGTTTTGATGCCATTCCTTGTTGCTCCTCAAAACATGAAGGAGCGTATGGAAATAAGAGAAATTGAAGACAAGTTGATTAAAGATGGTTATATGAAAGAAGAAGAAAGAATGGTATTCCCAAATACCTCAAAAATGATCGCTCTTTCTTCTGCTTCATTTACATTTGAAAATTTATATAAGACTTATAAAGAATGGAATGATAAAATCTATTCTAATGAAGTTGGTGATGCTACTTATTTTATATCTCAAATGAGTTATGAAGCTTTGCCAGCGCACATGATTGATAATACAGTTATTGAAGAGGCCCAAAATGGCGGCACTTCTCATAGTTCATTTTTAAGAGAATATTGCGCTCAATTTACAGATGGTAGTGATGGTTATTTCAGCGCGAAAAAGATGCATGAATGTACAATTCCTGATGGCGAAGCTCCATACACATTAATCAAAGGTAAGGGTAACAATAAATATATTTTAGCAATCGATCCAAGCTTTTCTAACAGTCCAAGTTCTGATTATTTTGCGATGTCTCTTTTCGAATTAGACGAAGAGCGTAAACAAGGAACATTAGTTCATGGTTATGCAGTCGCTGGTGGAAATTTAAAATCGCATATTAGTTATTTGCATTATTTAATGACTAATTTTAAAATTGTAATGATATGCATTGATAACGCTGGATATCAATTTATTGATAGCGCAAGAGAAAGTGAATTATTTAAGAAGTCTAATATTAATTTAGGGTTCTTTGAAGCTGATACAACTCTTGAAGGAAATGAATATATAACTATGACGCGCAAAGCCGCTAGAGAATATAATATAGAAAAAGGCGCGATTTGTTTTAAACAAAACTTTACTACAGATTTTATTCGTAAAGCTAATAATTATTTACAAGCTTGTATAGATCATAAGAAAGTATGGTTTGCTTCTAGAACATCTGCCAACAATGAAGCTTTTGATATAGAAAGTTCACATCATGTTAATTTAGATGCTGTTGGTCATGAATCTATTTTAGATTTCATTGAATTCCAAGATAATATTATATATCAGACGAAAAAACAATGCGCTTTAATAGAAGTAAAATCTTCAGCAAAAGGTTCTCAGTCTTTTGATTTGCCGCAACATCTTAAAAGAGATATGTCGCCAGCCAGAGCAAGAAAAGATAATTATACTACTCTGATGTTGGCAAATTGGGCGACAAAATTTTATTTTGAGATTGAGACTTCTTCAAAAATTAAAGAAGTAGCTA